TTTCATAATTCTTTCGATTTCTTCAACCGATGGTGGTGTATCTAGTTGTAATACATCTTCAATCGGATCAGGAATAACAGGTAAAAGGTGTTTGATGGATTCATCTTCTACGACTAAAGATTTGATGTGGTCAATGTTTTTGATTGAACCATCTTGAAACATTTTTTTTCTTATAACATCACCAACTGGACACAAATCACGGATCCATCTATCAAGTTTTTCGCCGTGCATCAACACACCTTCTTCGTCAAGGTGCAAGTCTATAGGAACCAAATAATCAACCACATCATATTTGACCAAAATTTGACCAATCAATTCATCAAAATGTACAATCTTATAATCTCTGGAAATTTCTTCAATATTCATCATGTTACTCACTATTAACTAACTGTACCTGACCTTGTTCCTGTTGCGATCCATGTGACAACACCTGTACTACCTGTAACAGCTGCACCGGCTGAACCGCCGGCGCCACCGGCATTGTATTGATATACTGCCGTGTAACCAGATGTATATAGATATTTGCTACCACCAGTACCTGCTGTACCAGCGGTTGCTGAGTTACCACCTTTGCCACCCGAGGACGCTCCGTTGCCTCCGCCTGCGCCACCAGCACCACCGACAGTTAATGTTGCGGTCGATGCGCCTGTACCAAACGCTGCACCGCCACCGCCGGTACCACCAGCATAGTTTGCATATATTGGAGTATATCCAGAATAATATGCAAGATATCCGCCGCCGCCACCAGCGCCACCGCCGCCACCACCGCCGGTGATGGTACCAGCATTTCTGATATAGAGTGTGCCGCCGGTGTAACTGGAAATTGCTATGGCAACACCACCTACACCACCTGGGTTTCCAGCTGATCCAGCAACACCTGTGCCACCGTTACCACCACGACCAGAAACTGTGACACCGGATTGAATGTCTAGGATAAGACCACCAGGGAAACTACCACTAATCGTAATTGCGGGTGTACCTGTACTGCTTGAATAAGTGTTTGCGTTAATGATGAACCAAACTGGTCCGGTTCCATTCCATCCTGCAGCAACAGCGGCTGTTCTGACGTTAATTGGTGAGTTTGCACCTGATGTAACGATATAAGCGGCGCCCGCTAGAGCCGACATGGAAATAGCAGAACCTGAAGCAGACTGTGGTATGCCTGCCAAATATCTCATATTAGTATCATTCATCGTAACGGTAGCGGTTGATGACGCTCCATACGCAGCTTCTGCTGATCCTAATGATATGTTTGTGGTTCCTAATGTTGCCATGGTCTTTTATTTGTGGTTATTTTCTATATTTAGGTCAAGAGAAACCAAAAGGGCACTTACCAGAGTTTGCATCAATTTGTCGTTTGGCGTTTCGGTATTTGTTTACAAATGTGGCCGAATATGCACGATTTGAAATTTTCGACAATTCTGTTTGGTCAACAACATGTCTACGCAATTCAACTCGTCTTTCGGACATAGGAAAGACATTTACCATCGGTAAGCCTGCTGGAATAAGCGTTTTGTGGTTTCTAGTGTTATCAACAAAAATGTTTATGTTGGTTCCTGGATTATATTTATAGTCAACAACCGCTGATGGCACAATTACATTATTATTTGGGAAGTTCCAACTTGGTTGTGTCCATACCCATTTAATATCTTCTTTGCATCTAAAGAACCAAGGAGATATAAGTTTTAGGTGAAATCTTGCACCTTCGTGGTGTAAACCGGCCATTTGTTCATATGCATGTGTATGTGCGTCACTACCACTATCAGAATACTGCCATTGCCATTCACCCTCATTCGATGTAACCATCAAATCTGACCACATAGGAATTATAATTCCGTTTCTGTAATACTCAGTTATACCAAAACATCGTTTTGCAGTCGGCCTTGGGAAGATTGTAGTTTCATCTTCAATCTGTGTTGGCAACTTTTTCCACCACTCAGGTAGAAATTTTGTTGCATAGTCAACCGGATATTGTTCTGCAACTTCTGAACGAGTTGTGAACACATCCAACACCAATTTTTTTCTAGGAAAGAAAAACATAATCATCCATTCTTTTTATAAAATTCAATGTAATCCAATAGAGTGTCTAAATGATCCTTTGTATTCTCAATAAACAACAAAGGTTCTTCATTCTCTACGGCCATAATAATCACAATTTGGTCAACAGGTGTACCAATCAACTCCTCATACATTATGGCATAGGCCACGCACTGAGCAAAGTAATTATCAATATCTTCACGCTTTTTGATGCGTTTGGAAGTCTTAAAGTCGATAACCGACAACTTGCCATCAAACTCACCAATACAGTCAACACGACCAGCCATACCAATGGTTTTGGACCACAGTGCCTGTTCTTGGTAGTGAATGTTATCAATGCGGTTCAACAACGGTTTGATTGACTTAAACATCTGCAAAGCATCAGGCATCACCTTGAGTAGATACTTTGGATCATTGTTCAAGTAGTTTTCACAAATCGTATGTAGATTTGTACCCCGTGAACTGGCTTGCCTTGAAATCATGTTGGCTTTTTCTTCACCAACACTCTTGCGCCATTTCAGAATGGCCTCTTTACCCTTGGCACCAATAACTGTAGTGACAGAGGGTAAACGATCCCCATCAGGTGTTGTGTAGTATCGTTTACCATCAGGGAAAGTCTTAGACTTCAAATCTTCTAAATCACGGGGCGGACAATAATTAAACATAATCAATTTGCAGGTAATAAATCATTCTTCGCACAGGCGATAATAAAGTTTTTAACTAAACTACTTCTCACAATATCCTCAGGTGAGAAAATAACTTCTTGGTATTCATTCATACTTCTAGCAACACCCAAGAATGTTGATAGTCCAGATTGGTCATGTTTCTTGGTCAAGTCATTCTGAAACTTATCACCACTAAAGATGATTTTGGAACGGTGTCCAACACGACCCATAACTGTTGACAATTCACCCCAAGTACAGTTCTGTGATTCGTCTACGAGAATGATAGCATCGTCAATAGAAATACCACGAATAGCAGTGGTTGAGATAAATCGTGCATAACCTTGTTCCTTCAATCTTACCCATGCATCAGGACGACCAAATAGTGTCGCACAGATTTCTTGGTATGGCATTTCGTAAATCTCTTGTTTTTCTTCCAGTGAACCTGGTAAAAAACCCACATCACGAGTAGGTACAACCGAACGAACAACAACCAATTGTTTAAATGAATTGTCTTTTGATAAAACTTCTTCTAATGCCTTATAGACAGCCAAGAAAGTTTTACCTACACCTGGACTACCGAATAGACCAATGAAATAGGCACCACCTCTATACATATCAAAAAACTTTTGTTGATTCTCCGTTAATGAGTCAAAAGTTTTTAGGTGATCCAGTTTGATTTTAAGACCATTACCAACTGGTTGATGTTTATGTTTATGTTGGTCTTGTTGTTCTAGTTCTTCTCTTGGTTGAACTTGTTTCTTTGTTGCCATTAATGCTCCCTCTTAACAATGCACAAATCTTATAATTATTCTTTTTTTGTTCCACGACTTTGGGAGTAGATTTCGTGGAAACTTTCGGTATACCCAAAAGAATGGCTGTTTGCATTACCATTCCCTTGGTGCTTTGGTTTTATGACCAGCCATGGTATTTCCGGGGATGGTTTCTTTCATGCGTTGAATTACACCACGCTCAAATGCGGCATGTGGCTGGCCTGCACCAGGAATGCTCATGCGAGTTGCATCACCTAGACCTGGAATACTATCGGCTGCGAAGTATCGTTCCAAATGTGGATTATCGGCTTTAAACTTATCATACTCTGCAAGGCGCATTGTATGTTCTTCAATTTCATTTGTATTCTTATTAAGAAAAGTGTATATCATGCTGCTTTAAACCATGTAGGTGTTTGTCGATTTTTCCAATTGGCAAGGTGTGCCTTATTACTTATATAGTAATTTCGATACGATTTGATGGAATCACCTTTGACTTTTACTTCATCAGGCATAGCTGGTGTAGGTTGGTCAAAGCCATTACCAAACTCAATGTTTTTTGGTGGTGAGTTGAGATAACCAAACAAGCGTTCACATGCATGGTGTTTACCATAACGATATGTGTATTCTTCCATGAGTTCAATCCACAGAGTGAACAACCAGCGATAGTGTGTTTCAGATTTCCTTACCCAAATTGCTGAAGGATGGTTGATATGAGTGGCACGATAAAGCACATCATCACGGTCATCATCAAGTATATACGAGGTTGATTGTCGGCTAGTTGGAGTTCTCCGAGTAAGAACAGGGTTGCCGTCAATAACCCTATGAGCAGTGGAAAGAAGTTGAGCATATTCAAGAATCATTTTAACAACATGCTTGTCGTTGTGCATACGAGCGCATTGCTTGGGGTCGTGGTGTAGATAAAAGATGTTCATATCAAAAGGAAGAAATAAGACAAACAACAAAACCAATGACAAGTCCTAGTAGGAATGCCAAAAAGATAGTTAAGTATATCATATTATTCAATGAATGGCAACTGTACACGAGGCACATCAGTCCAGTCTCGTTTGATGGATCCTGAACCACCATAATTAGTGTGTTCCCAGACTTGGACCTGCAATCCTACCTTCTTAACATTACCGTCATCATCCACATACTCAGCAACACGAAAATCGTAGGTTAATGGTTTTAAAACGGTAACGGTTGATGGTGGTACCTGAATCTGAAAATTAGGACCACTAGGGTAGGACGGAGAGGATGATGTGAAGGTGGTGTTTACACCTTCTGTCAATAATGGATTCATAACCACATCTTACTTAATGCAATTCCGTCAATGACGGCCAAAAGGATATAATTAGCCAACATACCAAAGGAACGCCGAGTATAAGCACACCCAGCGTATATAGAGGTGCTGATGACCCAAGGAATGTAGAGAAGTTTAAGAGGTGGATTTGGAACGGTGAGTGCCATAGCGAGAGAGCAACTAATAGACAAAACCCAAGCAGTGACCTCAAAACAAAAACGAATTCGATTACTTTTGAAATCACTTTTTATCCAACCCCAGATATCTGATAAAATATCATTCATTATTTACAAGAACAAGATCCGCAGTCACCACCACAACCTTGTGATTCTTCCTCAACAAAATCTAAATGTCCATCAAACACGAAACCGGCACCTTTCAAAAACAATTCAAACTCTTCCAAAATATGGTCAAGTTCTGAACCATTAAAGGTTACGGTTCGCAAAGTTTCAGGACCATGGCCACGAATTAGGCCTGGTCCCTCATCACATGAGAATGTGAATTTCATTTCTTTTTACTCAAGGTAGGAATGTCATCAAAACTTACACCCAAACGTTCGATATCTTCTTTGTTTTCTTTCTTGGTCACTTTGGGGAATTTCTTGGCGATATCATCAACAGTCACAGTTTGCATTGCAAATTGTTTGAACATTTCGTAACTGTCGTCAACCAACATAGAACTCTTACCAGAAGAATCAATGATAAACAATGCACATCCACCATCTTTAAGTGGTGCAATTTCAACAATGTGGTCCAAATTGATAATAATAGGACACTGCTTCTCAACAGAATTTACTTCAACAAACAAACTCATAATTATTCCTTATCTTTAAATTTAGACTTCTTGTAATCCTCAACGGCCACCGCAGCCTGAATGAAGGATTTTTTCCAGAGATTACGCATCTCCGTATTTTTGATGCCACCCAACATATTCTTGTATGCATTAGGCATCTTAAAGTTTTTATCAGTTTTTTTCATATACTCACTTTCTTATTTTTTGTCACAATCCGCAACACGAATTAGATAAACAGTCACATCATCATTAGGTCGAACAAAGTAACATTCACCTTTAATGTTCCATGTAAGATGGTTTTGAATACCATCTTTATAGTCTTTCAATGCTTCATTCTGTTTACCACTTAGGTATCCTTGTGTGGCCGACAAGTAGATCCAAAACACAAACATAACAAGCCAGAAAAGCCACGAATTATCACGCATCCAAATTAAGTATTTCATTGAGCACCTTTCGTAGCAGCATTAATAACCCATGCACAAAAACCAATAACACATAAGAATGCTATGATGAAATTCCATTTGATACATTCATCACCATAGTATTCTTTTTCCAATTTGATGAAGTCTCGTTGAGCTCTCACCATTTCTGGTGCTTCTCGTTCACCACCGAGCATTATAACAGATTTCTCGGATTCGGCAAGACGTCTTGCGGCAGAAATGTAATGTAGGTAACAAATCATAGAAATCCCTGTTCATTTTGTGGTGGTTGTTGTGGTGTCGCATCTGAATGTCGATACTCATAGATTGGTTTATCTGGTACCACATACGGGAATGTCACAGGCATTCGGCTATCACGACCGGTGTAATATGATTTGTGTATGCCATTCTCTTTGCCATCATCGTCATAAGATACTGCCCATTCCCAAAACACCTTACCATTAATATCATAGACACCAGTTTCGTCTTTGAATACATGTGATGCTCGTTTGTTCTGCCAGCATTTACTACCCATGCGTTCTGATACTTCGTTCCATTCCCAATCTTCACCTGTTAATGGTGCGATTGGCTCAAACTTGGCAAGGCGTGAGAACATATTAATGGCATAAGGTGCAGTTGAACCTGAATGTCCTTCACCAGCGAATACATCAAGTAATGCCAGTACATGGCGACAAATCATCTCCTGCATTTCATCGCAGTATGTGCCATCATCTTTCAACCAACCTGCGGCTTTGAATTCCATCAAAGCATGTTTATCATAATTACTCAATTATATTCTCCATTTTCATTCTTCAATGCCGGTCTGCGGCGCAGCATCTGTCCGAATTTATACAACCATGTCCAATGCCACACATGATGGAAACCAATGAACACTCTCAAATAAGGAACAAGAAAACCAATCGTTATACTGTCTGGTGCCAAATTGGCCTCAACACTAAATGCAAAGTGTTCTAGTGACCAAATATGGAAAATCAACCAATGCAATGACCAATTGTTGGCATTCCATTCGTCACCTGGACGATATTCAAATCGTGGTACTAATGGACATG